TTCCAGCCAATGTCAGGTTAGATGCCATGTCAACAGCACCATCTATATCAACAGCATCTAAGTTTGATGTACCATCTACATCTAAGTTTCCGTTGAAGTCAGCATTTCCAGCTAATGTCAGGTTAGATGCCATGTCAACAGCACCGTCAATGTCAACAGCATCTAAGTTTGTAGTGCCATCAATGTCAATATTACCAGATATATCAAGTGTAGCTGCTGTTATTTGACCGGCAAACGTAGCATTACCATTGTTGAATATAGTACAGTTTTCTCCGATTGGTGTGTCTGCACCAAGTGTGTTGACCCCTGCTATCTCAATACCTACGTTGTGTAAGTTAGATGTTCCTGTCTTTACAGTTGTCTCATCAATAGTTACAGTTCCGTTACCGAATGATGCGATACCAGTAACACGCATATCGCCACGAACTATAACATCAGTTAGACCTACACCAACTGTTAGTTTAGAACCATTAGCGTCTAGGGTACCAATGATTGCAGCATTTTCATCAACATCTAATGTGTCAATGTGTGCAGTTCCATCAAGATATAAGTCTTTCCACTCTAATGTAGACGCACCTAGGTCTCTTGCATTGTCTGTGGAAGGAACTAGGTCACTATCAAAACGACCTGTTGCGGTGATAGTATCACTTGTAGCATTACCAAGGTCGGTGTCTCCAGTTACAACAACATTCGTTGTTGTTAAGATAGAACCGTTGAATGTTAAGTTAGCAGAATCCTCTATCTCTCCAGAGGTTCCAGCGATAACGACACGATCATTTGTTAGATCGCCAATTTTAGCTGTATCAGCTAATAATGCGTCAACGTTTGCTGTGCCATCAATGTAAATATTTCTCCACTCTTGGGTTGAACTACCCAAATCATAAGTATTATCATCATCAGGTATAATAGATGAATCAACATCTGCACCAAACACAACATTATCTGACGCTGAGTCTCCTAAAGTTAGTGTTCCTCCATTGAATGTTGTGGTACCTGTAACCTCAAGGTTACTGTACATGAAAACATCTGCTGCGAATGTAGAAACTCCAACGTGAGAAGATAGACCGGCAATAACTTGTTGGTTCTTACCTCCAGCTTTGGCCAGTTCTCTTGCCCTAGACATAGTTTAATATCTCAGTTAGATTAGTTATATGTATTTATAGTACTTTGATTCTAAATGCAAGTCGCTGTGTTATTTCAGGAGCTGAAACTCTAGGAGGATTTGAAGTATGAGTAGTATTATGTTTATAAACTATGATACGACCTGGTTTATGTCCAACTATTTTTTCTGGCCAACCCAAGTTATAACCACGTTTCCAGTGCTTTGCACCTGTCTCCTCATCATTGAAAAACGTTAGTTCACCTCCCCAATCAGGTTGCCATTTTTTATTCAACACAAACAATACAGTATAATAAGGGTCATCTGGTTTCACAGGTCCTGAATCTTTATGCATTTGACCACTTCTACCCCCTATCCTATCATTCTTCATAGGGTCTGTAGAACGACCATTCAGGTAGCAGGTGAATCCATCCTTTAATCTATGATGTGGCACACCATACTTATCACAATAAGACTCTTCATTTATATAATAACTCTTAGGTCCTCCTAAACCAGTGATCGCTTCCTTCAGCCCAGCATCCAAAGATGCTTTACCATCAAATAACTGACTGTTTATAGACTCGAATATATTATATGCTTCTTCACAATGTTTCTTTACACTATCAGTATCCCACCCAATAGGGTGACGATACATTGAGAACCTAAACAGGTCTATCATATCTTCGATTGTTGTCTCTGCACCTAAGATATGTTTACTACTACTCTTTGCTCGTTCAGGAATATATTCTTGTATTGGTAAATTTCCGTCAGCAACAGATATCCACTTACAATACCAACTCATTGTCTGAGCTACATCATACATCTTATGATGTAATTCTGGACTTATGAGATTATCATAGACCTCAACGTCAACCATAATATTCCTCTGTGAGCCTATTTAGTCGTCGATCCTAATCCTGAAAGCCACCCGATATGTCATTTCCTCTGCATCTAATCTTGGTGGCATAGCACTATGAGTGATACAATGTTTGTACATTATAATACGACCTGGTACATTACCAATGATCTTTGATGCCCAGCCGAGATCGTATCCCCGCTTCCAGTGTTTTGCTCCTGTATCTACGTCATCATAATATATTATGTCCCCACCCCACGTTGGATACCACTCTTGGTTAGCAATGAATAATATAGTATAATAAGGATCTTCTGCTTTTGCTCTAGGGTCTGTGTCCTTGTGCATTTGCCCTGATCTTCTACCAATACGATCATTTTGCATGGGGTCAGTGGATCTCGCATTGATATAAGAAACGAAACCATTCCCTACTTTGTTCTTTGGAACTCCGTATTTGGTATAATAATCCTCTCTGTTCTTATAATAACCCTTATATCCTGTCAGTCCATTTATACCTTCCTTCAGCCCACCATCTAGAGACCCTTTCCCATTCAATATTTTCTCATTTATTGTATTCCATAACTTGTATACTATAGGAGAGAAGTGACAAGTACTGGCATCATCCCAACCAATAGGGTGTCTGTACATACTAAAACGGAACAGTTCAACCATACCCGATATGGCTGTTTCTGCTCCTAAAATGTGTTTACTACTTGTCCTCCCGTCTATAGCGGGAACATATTCATTTACAGTCTGGACTGCCTTGTTATGCGTCTCAATGCCAATCCATTTAGTGTATAGTGATGTTTGCTGAATCCAATCGTAGACTTCTCGATGCAACTCACCGTCTATCATACCATCGAAGATTTGTAGATCTTCCATACTAGTCAATAAGATATTTTGTTGTATCGAACCACTATTGGCAGTTGTTCTGTGTGCCTAAAAATTATATAGTCAATTAGGTATATTGCACATCTTATACAGGTGTTAGTGATATTTTATACTTCTTACCTGTGATATTATTTATCATGAATATATCATCCTTTCCTTCTTGGAGTGTCCAGTTTCCCTCACTTCCGTCAACGTCATTACCACCTGTACCTACATTACTAAAGTGCATGTCAGCAGTAAATACGTTTTGCCATCTTGTCCCTGCTGCACCCAGGTTTCTAGTAGCGTCCGCATCTGGTAACATATTACCATTCAACGTAACATCACCTACACTTATGTTAGGAACACCAGTTAGACCTGTGGCATTACCACTCAATGTGGCAGCAGTCAGCACATTTGTGCCTGGGTTCCATTTGAGATCAACGTCAGTTCTTACGTCCTCATTACCAGTTGCAGTATCAACGAAAGGTATAAAGTGTTCTGCAGCTGTTGTGTTGGTAGCAGTCAACTTGACCTTATCAGCGATCACATCGGTAAGTGCCGATCCATCAACAGCTGCTAAAGCACCTGTGATTTGACCACCAGGTATATTTGTCAGTCCACTACCAGAACCACTGAACGTAGTTGCTGTGTTGATACCTGATATTTTTACCCCTGCCTGTGAGAAGTTTGCTACTTCTGTGTTGTTCACAGTAATAGTTGTTTTCAGGGGTGCAGTTTGAACTTGTGTGTTAGAATCTTGTATCGCTGTCGCATCTATGCCTGAAAGGTTTGAACCATCGCCATAGAAATGTGACGCTGTTATAATACCACTGGCATTGACTGTGGTAGCAAGAAGTTGACTTACGGTAGATACACCTGATGAGTTTATATCACCAGTGACATCACCAGCTAGTCTTCCGGTGAATCCTGAACCTCCGACTCCATCAATCCCTGCCACAAAACCGCCAGCACTAGTGGTAATACCAGATACATTAATATTTGTTCCATTGAAAAATGCTACTGTTGAGACGCCAGCAGAGTTGAGTGATCCAAGAAAACCAAAACTACCGACTGGGGCTACGAACCCTTGTGATGTTGTTATAATACCAGTTGCTTGGACTGTATCTGCAAAAAGTTGGTCGGCAGTTGATATACCAGAGGAATTGAAATCTCCTGTAAGATTTCCTGTGACATCCCCCGTTACATCTCCGACAACATCTCCAGTTACATTTCCTACAACGTTCCCAGTTATATTACCATAAAAACCTGCACTTGCGGTAACTCCAGCACCAGCTAAATCACCTTTGAATCCTAACGCTGATGTTACTATACCTGTTGCATTGATATGTTCAAATTCGCCTGTTACTCCAAATGATGCTATACCCACTGAAACTTGATTTGCAGTCAGTCCTGCACCTATTCTCAATGTTCCAACATTACCAAATCCAAATGTGCCATCTGCGTTCTGTATGTTAGTTCTTGCATCAGCAGCTGAGAATATACTAACAATACCAGTTACACCTGGTTCTTGGAAAAACGATAATCCGGCACCCACCTTGAATGTTGTAATACCTGTGGCTCTAGTAAAGTTACTAGCGTCCATTACGTCGTTGGTTGACCTATTGATAGTCATTGTAGCGATACCAACCTCGATACCACCACCCAGATCCAACTTCATCTGGTTTACAGTAACACCGTTACCTCTGAAGTTCAACTTAGTGATTGAACCCGCAAAACCAGTCGGTGTTATCTCATTTTGTTGTACTTCTATACCTTCTACACTTCCTGACGGTGCACCAGAAGGTGCAGCCCAATATCTTTCTCCCTCAGTAGTACCATAAAGTACAAAGTTATTATTAGTGGGCAACCCCAAGTTAGGTTCTGCCTCTTCCAATCCTAAGAAAGCAGGTAGACCTGGTGTTTGTTTTCTACTTGTTGATAGTCCAGCGTAGGATGTGACTCCAACTCTCCCAGATAATAATCTCATGTTACTTTGCGTTCTCTAGTATACTAATAATACACTTCATAGTATTGTTATTGTCTCCCTCAATTTTCAGGATATCTCCTGTTTCCATAACAAGACGACCCTCAATGAATGACATTGCATCCTGATGGGGTATTCTAGCGTTTTTTACGATCTCGGTATCAACTGATGATCTACTATGCTTGACAGTAAATGATGTAATTGATGAACCTTGACCAACGTTTGACACGTTGCCATATATGACAAGTGACGCAACGCCAGGAGGGCAAGTGTATATACCCACTGCTGCGTCAGTCACCACATGTGTAATCGTTCTAAATTTATTTAATGGTATTGCAGCCATTTTACATTGGTCCTCCTAATGCTATTATCAATGGTGTGAGTGTTGCTTGGATACTCTTATTGAATGAGTCTCCAGTTATAGTACCAGTCTGTTGATTGATAGTGAAACCATCTCCAACCTTTAGATTTCCTCTTTCATCAGTAGATGTATAAACAACTCTACCGCCATCCTCAGATACTATTTCATTCTCTGGTACTGTAACACCACCGTTTCTAGGTAGTGCAGCTGGTATGGTATGACCTGAACCAACATATTCAAAGGTATAGGATGATGCAAGAATCAACGATTGTCTTGCAAAAGGAACTGTAGATCCAACTCCTACGTTAGCAGGAAGTGTTTGATCTATCGTTACTGTAGAAACACCCGCAGTAACAGGTGTCGCACTATTTATAGTAAAATAACTAGGTCCAATCTCAGCAGTAGCGAGTGCAGTTATACCAACACCAGGTGCTGCTATTGAAACTGTTGGTGTGGATCTGTATTGCGATCCAGTTGCAAACATATTGATAGCAGTTATACTACCAAAACCACTAACAACTGCTGTTCCTTCTGCTTTCGATCCGTTAGGTCCGGATGGGTTGTCTATGGTAACAACAGGAGGATTAGCAGAAGTATATCCTGAACCTGGATTTGTTACGTTTACCTTTATGACCTCGTTGAATTTCTCTCCAAGATATAATACCTGTCCTGAGTATGGTCTCTGTGTCAACCCTGACACCACCACGACGTTATCTTCTTCTACTGCTGTTGCTGTAAGAATACCTGATTGTGTAACTGTACCTATACCTGATGCAACTAAACCAAATGTACCAAAGGATGAGTTAGAGTTGTTGAGGTCACACTGTCCACCTGATGTACAACTAATTGCATATTCATCACATACGGTGAATATAGAAACTAACTGTGCGTATCCATCATTAGATATAGTAACACCGATACCACCTTGATTGTACTGTGTATATGAGTCAACCACCATTGACTTAGTGCCATTGACGTGATCTCCATTTATACGCATCCCGATGCTATCAGGTACAAAGTTAGTACAGTTTCTAACGTAAGGAGACTGAGTTATAATACCACTGATACGAGCATGACTACCTGCATCACCAACATTGAATGTTATAGTATCATTAGTATGTGATGTGATAGCAGTAAATATACCGGCTATTGGGTCAGTTGCTCTTGGATATGGATGGTTAGTAGCATAATAATCCATCTCACACTTGAAGTTTAGTGAAGCAGTCACAATGCCCACTGTGTTAGAGTTGTTTAGCCCGTGTCCTGCGGACGTCACAGTAGTAACACCTGATGTTGGATCGTATAATATCTCTGTAGGTGTTAGTGCATTACCAGCATGCCAGTTAGGTCCTACTTTTATACTATCAACACCCTTCACTGCACCCACATTGACAGTTATAGTATCACTGGTAAACGCTGATATAGTAAGTGCTGTATTGTGTGCTGGATCTCCAACTCTTGGATATGTGTGGCTGGTAGCATGGTTGTCAGCATCACATGTAAATGACAGTTTGTTTACGCCTATGGTGATAGTATTGCTAGTATCAAGTCCATGTCCTGCACTTGTTATTACCAAAACTCCAGTCAAAGGATTATAAGTCGCACCAGATACAGACTTAGTTCCTCCACCTGTCACCGTAAATGCATCGGCTACTGTCCCACCATTGTATATGTGAGTTCCTGTGTCTCTATTCCATCTATGTCTATTGACAACACCACCAGGTGGGAATGTTACCATCGCTGCTGTGTTTGCTGCACCAACGAATGACATGTTCTGTAGTAAAGAACCATTATGTACTTCAAATAGATCTTGTCCTATATTTGTAGGCATGATCTGTGTATTTCTTAGATCGTCTCCGTCAACTGATACATTTCTTGGTACGAAGATTGGATTATTCTCTGGATATATTCCCCCTGCTACTCTAATAGTGTCTCCTGCTTTTGCTACACCACATGCACCTTTGACTGATCTCTTTGCAGTTGATAGTGTCTTACCATCAGCAGCATCGTCTCCATCTTCTGCAACATAATATATGTTCAGTGTGGAAGCACCAGCTCCAACCCACTGTGTACCACCAGAATTATCTGCTGCTAATACAGATCCACCCGCACCAACAGTGTTGTTAGAATCACGGAATATACCATCAATTCTAACAGCACCCTTGACATCAAGGAGATACTCAGGTTGGGTGCTACCAATACCCACCCTATCATTCGAGTCATCATAAACTAAATTATCAGCACCACCAAATTTTCCGTCGGATTTTTTGTACTGTATTTGAGTTTGTAATCCCGATGCGTCTGTCTGAATGTCTGCTCCAGCACTCCACGAAACACCAGTTCCAACTGATATAAGAACATTATTATTTGCACCAGCACCCTCATTGCCATCAAATAATTTCTTTCTTATAATAAGATCTTTATTGAAGTCAATGTCTTTACCAGGTTGAGTACTACCAATACCCACCTGTCCAGCTGCTACGACTCCATCGAAATTGGCAGTGAGAGCTACATCTAAACCGTATTTTGGATCAGTTTTACCAATACCAGTTCGGTTAGTGTCAGCTTCAACTACTAGAGCGTCATCTCCGACCTCTAGACCTTTTTCTACTGCAAATTTCTTATTGACTGACGCCATTTACAAATATTCCTTGGTATGTGTATTTATCAACTAATTCGCATGATGTATGCGATAGCATAGTATGGAGGTAAGTTAGCGTTAGTACCACTAACACCTTGATTGTCAATGGATAATCCAGTTGATACTGCTTCGGTATCTGCTGTGAATCCATTCAACCTATCGCCATCAGGTCCACCACTCTGTTCTAATTCATTTAGAATGCCATGGTTGGTTGTATTTGTAGTACCACTTGACTGATAATTATCACCAATTGAATTATCCTGAGGTGCTGCAAATGCATAGTTGTGCTTGTGTCCAGTCTCTGTAGTAGAGTGTTGGTGAGATACAACCACTGCGTCAGCACTACCACCCGTTGCGTTGGCTGCGTATGAACTACCTCTACCAACGATAAACCTATCAACTAGGTTCGGTGTTCCATTACTTCCATTACATAGAGCCCAGTTACTTGGAACGTTAGCATCTGTTCCAGACCACATTATAATACCACCGATAGGTATGGTACCATTTCCAACAAAGTCAGAAGCGGTAACTGTTCCACCTGCTGTGATGTCATCAGCAGCGTTGATATCATCTGTAGATGTAATCTGTTCTGCTTGTAATGTCTGTGTGACTGTAGCGTTCTGTTGTACTACTAATGTATTAGCAGTAAGTGTTGCACCTGAGAATACAAGTGATGAACTGTCTTGTAGTTCTCCGTTTGCACCTGCAAAGGTAACTCTAGTTTCTGTTAGGTCAGAAATCTTGGCACTACCTGCAACCAATCCAGTTGAGAACGTACCAACACCTGATGCTACTACGTTACCAGCAAAACTCGAATCACCAGTAACATCAAAGACTCTGCCTGATGTATTCTGTGCGATGCCGATTCCCATCCTATCAACAGCATATGAATCGGTGTGATCGTATGATATGAGACCAAACTTCTTCCATGGTTGAGTTGGATCAGAAGTTCTTACCCATCCTAAGTATCCACCAGCATCAAACGTTGTATTGATTATTATCTTATCAACAGATGATGTAGGTGCTGTCTGGTTAGAACCATTGACACCAACGATAACACTATTACCTACGTTACCTGATCTATTACCCTTGAGTTCAATATCAACCACCTCAGTGTTACCCAAACTATAGAAGTTAGAGTTGACTGATAGTTCATCTAAGGTTAGAGTGCTTGGTAGTGCTGATGCTGAACTACTATCAAATTCAGTAATTGTTGACTTCTCCTCACCAGTGATAGCATCAATTTTCTTTCTACCAACGTAGAACTCACCCTTATCATTCATTCCAGAGTACACAATGGTACCACCTCTGGATGTAGTTGCCTGTGCTAACAACTGTTCATCATCATTCAATACTCGTGTCTGAGTTTGAGGAAGTGATGTCGAGTAGTTACCTGGACCGAAACCAATATATTCAAACGTATGACCTGATGCTCTGATCGTACTATGACGTCTTGCTTCTACAGGTAATACTTTGATCTTCACCGCAGCAGCAAAGCGTGGGTGTGATGTGGCATTCGTACCTAGTGCACCCCTTGCAATAGATGTGGTAGCATTACTTGTGATACGAACTATCTCATTCTCAATCTGTAGATAGTCTCCTCTTCTGAGTTTGTCGTGATTATATACAGATAGACTGGTAGTTGTGGTAGTAAGACCAGATGTTAGGTTGGTTGTAGTACCACCATAGATTGATATTGCTCTATTCTTACCTTTTAGTCCTATTCCATTACCATGACCAATACCACCTGATGTATATGATGGAGATGAACCAGCATCGATAAGAACTGATAGTGATGAACCATATCCTATTCTATCTTGTATAGGATATGTTCCATTATAAATTGCTGCACCACCAGTGATACCAGATAATACTATCTGATCTCCACGTCTTAGTCCTATGTCTCTATGTAATGTAACTGTAGCGATACCACTTATGGTATCATGAACAATATTGTTTACTGCTGTGGCAACACCAACGTGGTACATGTATCCGCCAGTGGATCCAACAGATATGTTACTTTGACTGTATGTTACTTTATTAGGGTCAGTTACAGCACTGATTCTATGTAATCCATTATAACTATCACTTCCCACACCAACTATTTGTACAACATCACCGACATTGTTATCAATAGCAGAGACTGTTACCTGACAGTCAGCACCTGGTGTAATGAAGGGAACTCCCTTCACTGTCAGCACATCTCCTACGCTATAACCTGTACCATGATCTACTAAGTCAACTGCTGTAATGGTTGCAGCCGCAGCGACAGTAACGTCAGCAGTTGCTCCTTTACCAGTACCACCAACTAGATCCACACTGAAGTAGAATTCAGCTGAACCTGAGTTAGTACCGTACTGTGTACCACCAGTTATGTTACCAACACTCAGTATACTATTAAAACCATGGTCGACTTCGGTGAATATTGATGCATCTGATCCGCTAACGCTGCTGGCGGTTAGTCCTATACCAACACCTGTGTCCTCTATTATATTAAGACTGGTCTCTTTTGTTATACTATGAGCAGGATCACTACCTTCTACCTGACCTATTGTACCTCTAAGTGCATATGACTTAGTGGGTTCTGGATCATCAACTGGGTTATCTAAACTTACTACTGGTTTTAGGTCATTGACATTCTGTGGGAATCTATTTGCTCCGATGTCAAATGGTGAAACCTCTGGTATATTATTGTAAGATAATAAAGTAAGATTGTATATACCGTCTTGACTTCCCTGTACATGCTCCTGAACAACCTCATGGTTGAATATCTGATAAGCATTACCATATTCTTTCCTTACAAAATAAGGAGAGAATGTTCTACCTGAACCAACAATATTATTGTTATGTAAAGTATAAGGAATACCTGTGGTGATTGTTGACATTCCACCAGGATTAGTTCCTATACCAATACTAAATGTCTTCTTATCATTGATTGATAAGACTTCAAATATACCATTATATCCTAAGTTTGCTGTTCCAGATGTATTGTTTGTTGACCTGACTCTGTTGACTTGGATAGTCTGTCCTCTCTTCAATCTGTGAGGGAACTTTGTAGTTACAATACCAACATTACTACTCCATGATGCATGAATAATGTTAGTGTCAGTTCTTAGATCAAGATCATTATTGAGGTTGACATTATCATTCTGGAACTTCTCATCATCGATAACTGTTCCACTGTCCTGTATAACGTAACCATTCTGTGGAGGAGATGCGTTAGTTGCACCCTCAGGTATAATATACTGTGCTCTGTATATTCTTTCTATATCTCTTCTATTATCTACCTTTCTCTTGATGAATGTATTTGTAGTCTCAGGAGTTATGTTTGACTGGTTCTGAGTAATAAAGGTATGAAGTTCATTACCAGAGTTCACATTCAAATGCCAACCAGTCTCATCCCATTGTAGTGGGTGACCTGGATCGCCAGGTAACTTAGTAGCAACGTCAGAAATAACAGTTATGTTACCACCCAAGTTGTTGAGTCCTGTTATAGCATTATTTGCTAGTGCGTTATTCTTGGTTGATGCAATCTTTATCTGATTAGGATTCAGTGCAGCTGTTATAGCATAATATACTTTCTTATGTTCTATACCATCAGGAAGTGATCCTGTGTCAGAATAGAATTGTACTGACTCACCTTGGAATAGATTATGATCTGCTTGTAGTGTTAGAACGTTACTTGTTATACTATTGATACCTGATGTTCTACCAACAAAATGCTCCTTCTTACCAGAAGGTCCTACACCAGTAGGAACTGTCATCAACACGTTTGCTGTTGATGTAATACCTGCGATAGTAAGACTCAATGTCTCATCTACCTTGTTACCTACAGTATAGATTGAAGTCTTATCAGTAGGAACTGTGTCCTTGTTCTTATAACCTCTGATGTATAACTTATTACTTGATGCTCCAACGGTGTCTTCTACGTCTATCTTCAACCAGTTGAAGTTTATCTCATTTGTATAGTTCTTCTGTGCTGGTACAATACCTGTAATGAATCCTTTGTCGTCCTTATTGAACGCATCAAATTTGAATCCATCAGCTCCTAATGCTTTCTCTCCAAAGTTTGAGTTAGAGTTAGTAATAGATGAGTCACCACCTGACTCACAAATAAAGTGCTTACCACAACCTACAGCAAATGTAGATACTAATTGTAGCACAGCATCGTTAGATGCCTTGATGTGGAAACTTTCGTGAGATGGTTTGTGTATAGCAAATGCGTCAGTGTGTAATGTAGATGAATCTCCCAGTGCTGTCTGGTCTTTATACGTTCCAGATGCTGAGTCATACTTTACAAATGCTGTATCATCCTTGTTTAGTGATACACCAGTGAACTGAGCAGCAACCATGGATTTGAATCCAGATGCTTTTGCACCATCAGCCCAGAGACCGTTCATACCGAATACGGATCTGACTGAGCAGTTGAAGATATATGGAGAAGATGACGCTACTGTGTCACTCTCGATAGTAGCTGTCGGTGACAGCCCAGACAAGTTTGGTGTTGCTGTTGATGCAGGTGCACTTGTTACACTATAAGTGAACAACGTATCACTCAGCACCTGAGTAACAATATGAACACCATCATACTCTGTACCGTTGACATTACCTGAACCGGCTACGCCCTTGATTATAACGGGAGTACCCACGTTGTAGTCATGAGGTTCTGCTGTTACAACAGAAACAACTGTGGTAGCAGTGGATGATGATGGGTTTACACCTGAATATATGTCCTCGATCTCAATAGCACCGATCTGTGATAATTCACCAACAATTCTTGATTCGTCTGTTACCTTCTCAAAGTCTGAGTTGCTAGGATATGATGGTATAGCACGACCAGAACTGTTACCAAATGCTAGAGTCAACTTAGCATAGTACATGTCGAGGTCAGTAATACCCTTACCTGTGACTATATTCTTACCGTCAGCGAACTCAAATGCAGTTAGTTTATGATGTGAATAGTTTGGTTGATATACTGATGTGGTATAGTCTTTGTAGATTCTATCAGCAGGGTCACCATCAAATATAGTTACTTCTCTAAAGTAGCAACCACCAGTTACACGGAAGATTGCACTAGAATATATGTTAGCATTAGCAGGGTCTGGTACAAACTTAGGTCTTACCTTAGTCTTTCTAAGATCCATACCAACGATGGATGTACCACGAGGTAGTATGACACCACCATGTATAGAGTTGAACTGGTATAGTACGTTGTTAGCGTTCTGTACGTCAAACTCTGTACCAATGGAGAACTCATTTATTGCTTGGTTAGATCCATTGATATCAGTAACTGCACCAGCAGTATTGATTTGATATCCTGGTCTATTATCAATATAATGAATACCTGGTGCTACTACAATAGTAGTCTTATCAAACTTATCGTTATCTTTACCTAACTGATAAGAAAATCTAGCAGATTCTAGTAGTGCCCTCTGTATTGTTTTGAAGGGTCTAGTTCTAGAATTACCTGTGTTACTTATATCATCAGTCGCATCTAATTCCTCAGGATTAACGTATAGAACATTACCCTGTATATTTTTTAGAAAATTTTCAAGTCTACTTAACGGCATTACCTATAAATCCTGACACCAATTCCTCAACCTATTTAGCAGCCATCGTCATTGTATTTTGTATGCAATAGTAAAAACTCTAATTCCTCTTGATCTAAGTCGTCGTCTTTCTTTTCTTTTTCCTTGGCTTTAGGTTTGGTCATCGCATTGTGAGTTTTTTTATAAGTGGTATCAAATCTCCTTCTACCTTTGATACTACATTATCTATAACATTTACATCTAGGTGCATAAATGGGGGTACTATACCCAATACTCTTAGGAGTCCATCAACAAATAAAGCAAGTGCAGTAAACCCTAAGATCATACTGATAACAGTAGCATCTCGGTTATGTTTTGCCATTGATGCTTCATCAATTCTACGTGCTTCCTCTACAGCACCTAAAATTAGAGCATCAACTTCTGCTTTTGTATAGTAAGAACTCTCCAACTTGATGTTTATCACATCAGTCGTTGGTAAATTCTTGACAAATTTCTTTATCATTGTCCTATAGTGTTGTTATATGTATTTGACTTCTATCTCGTCGTCAATCTTTTTTGCGGTTTCTGTGATTTTCCACACACGCATGAAGTCATCTGTATTGTCGCATTCAATGTGCTTCACGCAACCATCTGAACCGAATACTCGGAACGATGCCCTAGGTATATTAATTTCTATTGCACTCACGTATTCGTCAGTAAACATGGTAGTAATTAGTATTTTACCTATTATAGCACTAAGCCTTGCTATTGCAAATAATCATGTATGATCCCTTGATAGGTCCACTGGCAGCATTTTTTACAGTTGCTTTACGCCCATAGTGTATATTCTCAACGTATAGTTCTTGGAACGTACCATGTGGGGTAATCAATATAGAAAGAGTGTCAAGGTTTATCTTATTATTCCATGCTTTAGGGAATTCTATAACCCCATCTGCTGGAATATCACCTTTTACTCTGACTGCACCTTGTATTTTCATTAGTGGTTCCTCCTATTCAAATGCATCTGTATTACGACCACTGAAATTCCCTTCATAGTTGCCATCCTCTGGATTTATTTCTTCACCATCCATTAGATTGGCGATAAGAAAATACCAACCTTGAATCTGACCTCCAGCAGCATTTCTAACAACAGCCTTTCTTCCGTACTGTATAGACTCAACATATAATTGCTGATAAGTCTTATATGGTGTTAATAGTATATTGATAGAATTAGTCTTAATCTTGTTTGCCCATGCTTTTGGGAATTCTATAATACCATCAGGAGATAACCTTCCTTTTGTTCTCAAAGCTAGTTGCTTGTCCATTTTATTCCTTTGAATATTTTTGTCTTACTATTTATGACCTAGCGTACTCTTTTACTATATCACGGTTTTTGTATTTTGTCCAGTATCGTAGTTAGAATCCTTAAGATTTCTATCTTTATCAGTAGGATCTAATCTGTAGTTTATATCAGGATAATCTTCCCATGTTTCACCCACATACTCCACAGTGAGTGGGTTTATGTCATTTCTCTCAGCATATACATGGTAGAAACAATCAATATCTGAATCAGATTCTAATACAATTTTCTCACTATCAAATGTCTTGACATAAATGTCTTCTTGCTTCCCAATAGGTTGTAGTTGCACTGTAATACTATCTTCATACACCAAATTTTTCCAGTAATCTGGTAATTCAATAGTATTAGAATCTTTCAATCTGCCTCTATGATATATTGCTACCTCAGGTCCTTCAATACATGCATATCTCAATCGGTATCCTTCTTTAGTGGGGTGTTTTATATCAAAAGATTTACCTTTTGCATCAGCAGTGCTAAATCTAGAAGCAAGTCTTCCTTTGTTACCACAATCTACAGCACCTGTGACATATACATCTCCATCAATATAGACTGCATTTACTGCTTTCTCGCCATTTATCTCTACATCACCTTCTACTTGCAACGCTCTACCAGATACGCCAGGTGCAAAACCCCCTAGATCAGTACCTATATTGAGTGTTCCTTTTGCAAAACCACCTTTATGTCTGCCTATGAACGCAGGTCCTGATGCAGCAAGAGTGCCAGTAAATGGTTTGTCACCATCTAATGTATCTACTGATTGATCGACATGAGGTTCAGGACCTATGACAATCTTACCTGAGTGAATGTCTGGTATGTTCATTCTTGATATTTACTAATGAGTGCTTTGAGTGTAGGTGGTATTATCTTAGAGTTGTTCTCGTGTACATGAACAAATCCTCCTTGAAGGATATGTGCAGCACCAGATTTTGCTATAAGATTTTGTGTTGCCACCACTCGAACATTTACATGTCCTTTTATTTTAGCAGTTTTCTTTGCTTCTGCATAGAAGTCCTGCTGTGCTGTCAATTTTATGTTACCCTCAACAGCATCCCTTGCTGTCATAACAATTTTCTTGGCATTGACATTGAATTCACCGCCACATTCTATATTGAAGTCACCATCTACCTTTATATTCAGAGGTCCTGTGCCTGACTGAACAATATTAGAACCAGGATTCTCTGTCTCCTCTCCTAATTTAGATCGTAGTTCCCAACCTCCATCATCAAAGAGTCTGAGTGTCGCATCTGAACCAGCTTTTATCTGTATGTCAGCTTTTCTGACTACATGGAGATCTTCTTCACCTATTCTAATCTGTCCGTCTTCGGGATGATTTAAAATATACGGAGGAAACTTAGACATTATGAACCTCTAGGACAGTCAACAACTGTGAGTATTTGAGACTCAGGTACGACTGGATCACTGTACTCGGTTACAGGAACGAAGGTAGTAATAGGTCTCACCACTGCACCATAACCAGTTTTGCTATTTATTTTCAGTTGTGGTAGATTTTGACCCAATGTACATTTTCCTGTTGCTCCTGTTATTCTACCATTTTCTATTGTAGGTGTAAACACACATCCTTCTGGTGTTGTTATAGTATCACCTGGCTGATAGTCTGTACCTGTACTTACTATATCAAGTTCTACTATCTCACCCACAACCTGCTCTCCGTCACTTCCGCCACCAAGATAACCGTCACCAGGATTTGTTATAACAACATTCTCCATGACACCATCTCTTATAATTGGTACAGCAGTAGCACCCATTCCATTTCTACAGTTGTCAATGAAGGTCACATAAGGTACATCATCGAACCCTAAACCTAGTTTCTCCATCTTGACACCTACTATAGAACCAGTATTGTTGACAACTGCTTTTGCAAATGCACCAATACCACCTCCACCAAATATCTGTACACTAGGAGGATTACATGTCTCAGGGTCATATGGATTACAAGGACCTGCTAACTGCTCCATCTCACTGATAGAACCATCAGAATCTCCAGTCAAGCCAGGGAACATACCACCTACCAGTCCATCTATACCAGAGTCTATCTTACCAAGAAGACTTGTCATTCCCACCATCTTCTGGAAGTCTAAAGCATCTTTACTCTCAGGTCCTTCGTTCAAGATCCAATCACTTATGTCTGGATCACAATCAGATCCCTCACACTGTAGTAAGTTGAGTAACTCTTGGATACCATCGAATGCCTTACCCATCATATCTGAGAAACTTGGGATAGAAATACCAGTTAGACCTCTCATCATAGTAAGAAAAGGTGCTATTCCTTTCTTTATCTTATCAAGAATGTTGGAGAATAGTCCTGAAAGAAATGACTCAGCAGCACATAACGGGAAGTTTAGTAGTTTACCAAGAAGAGATTTGATAAACTTAGATATAGTATCCTTCAAACCTTTCATCAAATTCTGCAATAGACAGTAGATACCATCCTTTGCTTCCTCTATACCTAGTTGCTTAGATAGAAAATTAGGATCTAAAAAGTCAATCTTATCTTCTATGGCTGCGTCAATCTCTTTGAATAACTCGGTTCTTGCTCTACTGATTACACCAGATAGACTCCCTGCCATCTTCTGTGCTGCTCTATCAACCAGTTTGTCTACGTTTACGAGTGTATTCAATACAGGATCTATGTACCCATCCTTTACTTTCTCTAGTTTTTGTATTGTCTTCATCAAATTCTTCAATGCCTTTGATGCATCACCCATCTCAATTTTGGGTATAGTACACTCAGTTGCCTTTGTGAGTGTTATCTTTTCGTTGTTCTGTTGTTTACCAATAGTTTCGCTATCCTCTCCACCACCATCTATAATATTATCATTATTATCTGGTATACCACCTATGTCAGTTCCATTCTTACTAAGTTTTGTAGTCGTTCCTAGTTTAAGTATAGGATCTACCGAGATAGGTTGGAATCCAGAAGTTGAACTTGATATAACATCATCCCAACTCTTTATGTTTTCAATGTTCTTATGTGCATATAATGAACCAATAACAATCGGTTGTTGAGCTTCTATACCATCAAGAAAGAAACCCACTACAGTTTCTCCACCCTGTAGTGTGTTACTTACTCCATAATGGTTGTTACCAGAACCCATCGTGGCTGGCATTAGAAAATGCGACCACGGTAATTCGTTATCCACTATGTCCTTAGTAGCAGGATGCTTTCCTAGGATTCTTATTTTTGCTCTATAACCGTAGTCATTTGATTGCTTATGATCATCTTTTCTCCACCATTTGTCAGCAACTACTTGTCCGACAAACCAGTAGAATCCATCATGCCCAAAATGACTACTCGTTATGGATTCTTGTTCAATCATTAGTCGTCATACACCAGACATTCAGGTTCATCAGGGTGTACATCACAGAATACCTCTAAAACATTAGGGTCATGGTGATCTCCTGCTTCAATTTCATCTTTATGATGCTCTGCATACTCTTCAAGATCATGAAGTTCATCTTCTATGTGATGTCTCATTGGTTCGGATGTCTTAGGATCGGCAAGGATCTCTTTGTCTTTAGCAATGTGGTCTTCGATTGATTTCATTATTCCTCGTATGGGGTATAGGATTGTCTTACGAGTGTAAGACCTGTAAAATCTCCTTGTGGATTGCCAAACTCATGTGACAATTTCACAATGAGGTATTTACCAGAATTAGGTGTTTTTCCTCCACTCTCTTCGCCAGTATTTATGTTTGGAAAATCAAACTTCAAGATCATTCCAACCTCTAATTTGAGATTCATGGGAATTGTAACATCAACCAATTGTGAATACAATGACTGATATCTGGCAGCAGCATGTGATTGTCTCCAAGTCACTGCTTCGCTAAGTTTTTTGAGTTCCTTTCCTTCAGCAGCAGTAGATCCTAAGTCAAGAACAGATAATAAGCGACGAGACGGAGCCTCATCAACTGTGCTTGCTACATCTCCTGTCGTGTCAGATTTGTACTCATGGAAGTCAACAGTCCTAGTCATTATATTATACACTATATTTGATGCTTTGTACTGTCCCATTCTCAATTTCTTAATAAGATCATGATTCTCCTTGAACTGAGGTATATTACTAAAGGTGAATGGATCAGCGTTCATAGCGTCTTTGAATGCCATTTGTTTATATTTTGGAAACTCAGATTCCTTCTCTAAACATGTCTTGATAGACTCAAAAATATATCCTCTGAGTTCACTCTCGTGGAACAAGAACCCTGCAAAACCTGACGAGGGATCTTCTTTACCTTCTGACTTCAGAGATTTAGTTGCCAGTCTATTAATAAGGTTCATAGGTCTGACAAAGTTACCACAGAAACTGTAGGAATTATCAGTATCCTCAACCATCAGTCTATCTACAGCAACTTTCAATACATCTGTCAGTATTGACTTTATACTATCACTTAGTTTATTATCATATCTCTTTATAACTCTTGTGGTATGATTACTAAGTGATGTTTTTGTTACACAAGTGAGAGTAAATAATTCTCTTTTATTTTGTCTAATATTGTTTGATATGTTGACAATAATCAACTCGTTATTCTTATCTTGAGTGAATGAGAAAGGTTCAGTTCCCTCTTCTTCTCCTCTACTAGCATGATTTATAGACAATTCCACTGTCATACCACTTCTTATTCCGTAATCACGATCTGGCAACTTATCTAACAATCCGTTAGTATCAACACATGTTATCTCTACCACTAACATATTACCAACTGCTTCATAATACTTT